ATCGAAACCGATGAGTCTCTAGACGCACTTGCATATCAAATTATATTAGAAGCTGGAACTGATTCAGGAACTAATTATTTAATAACCGAAGATGGAGATTGGATTGTAAGTGAAGCTTATAGTGTAAGTACTTTAGACACTTCTTCTGACTCTGATTGGTTTGAAACTCAAGGTGATTCCATACTTGATTTTTCTGAAATGAACCCATTTGGTGAGGTATAATAATGCTTGGAAGTACTTTTTATCACGAAACTATGAGAAAGTGTGTCGTAGGATTTGGTACACTTTTTAACGACATTCACATTACTAGAAAAGATAGTTCTGGTAATGTAATACAATCTATGAAAGTTCCACTTGCTTACGGAGCAAAACAGAAGTTTCTAGCTAGATTGACAGAAGATCCTAACCTAAACAAATCAGTTGCAATCACATTACCAAGAATTGGTTTTGAAATAGGACAGATTGCATATGATCCCACAAGAAAATTGAATAAAGTCCAGAAGGTAAAGAAGGCTGGTTCCGCTGGCAACAAGGTAGATACTCAGTATATGCCTGTTCCTTACAATATTGACTTTGAATTATATGCTATGTCAAAGAATAGTGATGATGCGTTGCAAATAGTAGAACAGATTCTACCATATTTTCAACCTGACTACACGATCACTATCAACGATATTGTACAAATGAGTAGTAAGAGAGATGTTCCCATCATATTAACTGGTGTTAATTATGAGGACAACTACGAAGGTGATTTTGGAGACAGACGAGCTCTAATCTACACAATGTCTTTTACTGCAAAATGTTACTTGTACGGGCCTGTCAGTACTGGTCAGGTTACAACGAAAGTACAAGTAGATCAGTATACGGATTCAGCATCAGCTGCACCTAAACGTGAACAACGTGTTACTGTTACACCATCCCCTGCAACTGCTGGACTTGATGATGATTTTGGATTTAACGAAGCTTCATCGTTCTTTGAAGATGCAAAGACATTTAATACAGAGACAGGAAGTGATGAGTAATGGAAAAAATCAACGAACTACTAGGGATTGCGGATAAGGCAGTTGTCCCCACCAAAACCCAAACTGTTACTGTTATCCCTAGACCTCAAACTGAAGATGTTGATGAGGATGACTTCAAATATAGTAGAGAGAATCTTTACCATATAGTTGAACGTGGACAAGATGCACTTGATGGTATTATGCAAGTTGCTCAAGAAACAGAACATCCTCGAGCCTACGAAGTTGCTGGACAACTCTTAAAGACCAATGCGGACAACGTAGAGAAATTGGTCAATCTCCAAACCACAAAAAAGAAACTCAGGGAGACTGACCAACCTCAAAATGTAACTACTAATAATTCTCTATTCGTTGGTTCTACAAAAGAATTACAACAACTGATAAAGAATAAAAAGTAATGCCTGATGTATATCGTGATAACCCGAATCTAAAACGGGCCAATGTCCAGATTGAATGGACTGAAGAAAAGGTAAAGGAATACACTAAGTGTTTAGAAGATCCTGTTTACTTCACAGAGAATTACATAAAAATAGTGAGCCTAGATGAGGGTTTGATACCTTTTAAGCTCTATGAATTCCAACGCCAGATGATGTGGACTTTCCATACGGAGAGATTTACCATCTGCAAACTTCCAAGACAGTCAGGAAAATCCACCACAATTATTGCATATCTGTTACACTATGCACTTTTCAACGAAACAGTCAATGTTGCAATCCTTGCAAACAAAGCTGTTACTGCAAGAGATTTACTTGGTAGGCTCCAACTTGCATACGAACACCTTCCAGATTGGTTACAACAAGGAGTAATGACATGGAACAAAGGGTCTTTGGAACTAGAAAATGGCTCAAAGATTCTTGCTAGTTCAACTTCTGCCTCTGCGGTTCGAGGAGGTTCTTACAACATAATCTTCCTAGATGAGTTTGCATACGTTCCTAATAACATTGCAGCTCAATTCCTAAGTTCTGTATATCCTACAATTTCCTCTGGTAAAGAATCTAAAGTGATGATGGTGAGTACTCCAAACGGCATGAATATGTTTTACAAGATGTGGAACGATGCAGAGAATGGGAATAACACTTACATTCCCATAGAGGTACATTGGAGTGAGGTGCCGGGTAGGGATAAGGCTTGGCAAGAGGAAACTATCAAGAATATTGGTGAGGAACAGTTTCAGACAGAGTTTGATTGTTCTTTCTTAGGTTCTGCAAATACCTTAATACATGGCCAAAAGTTAGGTGCATTATCTCATACCACACCACTCACAACCAATGCGGGGTTAAGGGTATATGAAAAACCACATCCTGAAGCTGCATATGTAATGACTGTCGATGTTTCTAGGGGTATTAGTAGTGATTACTCTGCATTTGTTGTAATGGATGTATCAGAACTTCCTTATAAACAAGTTGCAGTATTTAGAGATAATGAGATCAAACCAATGCAATTTCCATTAATAATCCATAAGGTTGCTAAGGCATATAACCTTGCATACGTTATGATTGAGATTAATGACATAGGAGCTCAGATTGCAGATGCAATGCAGTTTGATATGGAGTATGATAATCTCATTATGACTACAATGCATGGTAGAAATGGTCAAATTGCAGGGGGTGGTTTCTCAGGAAAGAAAGCTCAATTAGGTGTAAGGACAACCAAATCTCTTAAAAAGGTGGGATGTTCTAATCTGAAAACTCTTATGGAAGATGATAAAATTTTAGTATGCGACTTTGATACTATCGTAGAACTATCTTCTTTTGTTGTCAAGGGGCAGACCTATGAGGGTTCTGATGGTAACTCTGATGACCTAGTTATGTGTTTAGTACTGTTTGCATGGTTGACAGACCAGACTTATTTTAAGGAATTAACAAACTTAGATATTCGTAGGCAACTTTGGAAGGATAAAGAAGATTTGGTAGACCAAGACATGGCCCCATTTGGATTTGTGTTAGATGGAGTTACCGATGAACATGGAGAGAAGATTGGAGAAAATATTGATGAATATGGTTCGGTCTGGAATCCAGTTGTAACTTCCAATAGAGAATACCTAGAGGATTGGTGATAACTGAATATCATTCTTTAATTTTAAAAAACAATTCATACATACAATCTTATTCTTTTGTATCCGTTCCAAAATCGGTAATCGAAGTTTTTCTCTGAGTCCTTTCGATCTTGAAATGATTCGGATCTCTTTGTTGTCAGGGTAGAATGCCAGTGTACACGTTTCTGCTTCCCCACAATATGTACATACCTTCTCGGCAAGGTATTCGTTAATCCATATATCACGTTTTCTACGAGCCTTTCTAACTCCTTCCTTAATTACATCTTTGTATTTTTCATAATGAGTCATAAAATTATTTATAACATCAAAAAGTATAATGAAAAACCCCATCTTTATAAATACTTTCAATAACATTTCTATTTAAAGGAGATTGGAATGGCGTTTCAAGTTTCACCTGGCGTACAGGTAACAGAAAAGGACTTAACAAATGTAGTCCCCGCTGTTGCAACATCGATTGCTGGAATAGTAATGGCCGCAGAAAAGGGGCCTACAGATTCTATAACCGCAATCGCATCTGAGGAAGAATTGGTTCAAATTTTTGGTGAACCACAGTCATCTAGTAATCAATTTGAAGATTGGATGTCTGCAGCTTCATTTCTTGGATATGGCAATGCACTACGAGTCGTAAGACCCGCAAGTGCAGCTGTAAATGCTTGCACTTCTGGTACTGCAATTTTGATTAAGAATAATAACCATTGGAAAGATGGTGATGGAAATACTGGCCCATATAGTGGTGGGGCAGCTTCCGTAGGACAATGGGCAGCAAGGACTGCTGGTGCTTGGGGTAACAATCTAAAGATTGCTATGTGTCCAAGTGCAGCTGAGTTTGAGCAAACATTCTCAGGAAATGAAGATACTCTAGGTGTTGTAGAAACCGCCGGAGCTGTAGGAGATACCACAGTAGTAATCGATACTGCTGGTGGATCTGCTGGAGTTGGTGGTGCAAAATACAATGTCGGAGATATTGTTCATTTCTTTGAAGCCGATGGTTCTGAATATAAAGTAACAGGAATTAGTACTGATACTTTAACCATTGAAAGATATGGTACTGCAAATACTGCGGGTGGATTAAGATCCATTATTGCAGATTTTACAAATGTTCGCAGACGATGGGAATATTACGATCAGTTTGATGGTGCTCCTGGCACATCAACATGGGTACAAGATCGTTCAGGTGTTTCCACCGCTGATGAAATGCACATCATTATCATAGATGAAGATGGTGGTATTTCTGGAACTCCAGGCGAGATTCTAGAAAAATATTCTGGTGTATCAAAAGTATCTGATGCACGAACAAATGAAGGTGCAGCTAATTACTATGCAGATGTTCTTTATAATAGTTCATCTTTCATATATTGGATGGATCATCCTGCGGTACTTACTGGATATGGTAATAATGTAGCAACACAAGGTGTTACATTATACTCTGCAGCTTCAGAGGTAATCACTTCAGTATCACTTACTAGTGGTGTAGATGATTATGGATTAACCGCAGGAGAAATTAAGGATGGAATTGACCGATTCAAAGATACAGAAACAGTTGATTTAAACTTATTCATTTGTGGTAAAGCAGATTCAACTAAAGCAGGAAATGCTTTGGATATGTGTACTGACAGAAAAGATGCAGTCGCATTTGTATCACCAGAACTTTCAGATGTTGTTAATGTTGCAAACGAAGTAACACAAACCTCAAATGTTAAAGCGTTCTTTGATGCAATGACATCAACATCCTATGGTATGTTCGATAGTGGATACAAATACACATACGATAAGTACAATGACACTTATCGATGGATTCCACTAAACGGAGATATGGCAGGATTATGTGCAAGAACAGATTCAGTTGCAGATGCATGGTTCTCACCTGGCGGATTTAATCGTGGTCAAGTAAGAGGAGTTGTAAAACTTGCTTATAACCCACAGAAAGCTAACAGGGACATCCTGTATCGTGCAAGAATAAATCCAATTTGTGCATTTCCAGGGCAAGGTACAATCTTGTATGGAGATAAAACTGCACAAGCAAAACCAAGTGCGTTTGATCGTATCAACGTAAGACGATTATTCATTACAATAGAGAAAGCAATCTCAACCGCTGCTAAATTCCAGTTGTTTGAATTCAATGATGAGTTCACAAGAGCAGGATTTAGGAATATGGTTGAACCTTTCTTGCGTGATGTACAAGGTCGTAGAGGTATCACAGACTTTTTAGTTGTATGTGATGAGTCAAATAACACAGGAAGTGTAATTGACCGAAACGAGTTTATTGCTGATATTTTTGTCAAACCTGCTCGTTCTATTAACTTTATTTCTCTAAACTTCATTGCCACGAAAACTGGTGTTGCGTTTAGTGAAGTAGTTGGGGCATAGGAGGAAACATGGCAAATATAAATGACTTTAAATCAGTTTTAAAAGGTGGAGGAGCAAGAGCAAATCAGTTTTCAGTAACTATGCCTTTCCCAGGCTATGCAGCTGTTGGAGGAGAAACAAGACAAATGTCTTTTCTCTGTAAAGCAACTAATATGCCAGGGCAAACATTAGGTGAAGTTGCAGTTCCTTTTCGTGGTCGTAATCTGTATATTGCAGGGGATCGAACATTTGAAACATGGACTACAATGATTATGAATGATACTGATTTTGCTATCCGTAATGCATTTGAAAGATGGATGAATGAAATCAACTCTATGTCAGATAATAGTGGATTGGAAAATCCTTCTGACTATATGGTTGATGCGTTTGTTGACCAATTAGATCGTGCGGGCAATGTAATCAAATCTTATACTTTCAGAGGGTTATTTCCATTAACAATAGCTCAAATTGATTTGGCATATGATTCCAATGATGCAGTAGAAGAATTTGAAATAACTTATCGTTACCAATTTTTTGAGTCAAATACTACTACTTAATATTTCGTATAAATATTTACATTGATAAATAATGAATACGGAGTATTATGGCACAATTATTTGGATTTCAAATTACAAGATCTCAGGAAAAGGGAGAACCTACAAGTTTTGTTCTCCCTGAACCTGAAGATGGAGCAACGACATCCGCTGGTTTTTATAGTGAATTTTTAGACTTAGAGGGTCAGGCTAAAAATGAATCTGACCTAATTAGAAGGTATCGGTCTACCTCAGAACATCCCGAATGCGATCTCGCAATCGAAGATATTATCAACGAATCTGTGAATACAGAGGAATTAAAAGCCCCTGTTTCACTTAATGTTGATAATCTCCCATATTCCACTAAAATCAAGCAGAGAGTTAAAGATGAATTTGAACAAGTTCTAAACTTGTTGGATTTCAGTAATAAAGCACATGATATTTTTAGGCGATGGTATATTGATGGTCGAGTATATTTTCATAAAGTTATAGATGAAAATGACCCACAAAAAGGTGTACAAGAATTAAGATATATTGACGCTCTAAAAATTAAAAGAGTAAGAAAAGTAGAAAAGGATATAACACCCAAAGGTTCTCCAACAATTAATGTGTTAGAGGACTATTATGTATATAATGAGGGTGGTTTAGGAGGAGGAAAAGGTTCTGCAGTTGGTGGTACTATGAAGATTACTGCTGATGCGATTGCAAATTGTCCTTCAGGATTATATGATCCTTCAAGGAACATGGTTCTTTCCTACTTACAAAAAGCAATCAAGCCTGTCAATCAGTTAAGAATGATTGAGGATGCGGTAGTAATCTATCGTATTGCAAGGGCCCCAGAACGAAGAATTTTCTATATAGATGTTGGTAATCTACCTAAAGTCAAGGCAGAACAATATCTAAAAGATGTCATGAATCGTTACCGAAATAAGTTGGTGTACAACGCATCAACTGGTGAGATTAAAGATGACAGAAACCAGATGAGTATGTTAGAGGATTTCTGGTTGCCTCGTAGAGAGGGTGGTAGAGGTACAGAGATTACTACTCTGCCTGGAGGACAGAATTTAGGAGAGATAGATGATATTGTCTATTTCCAGAAAAAGTTATATCGATCTTTGAATATTCCTGTTAGTCGGTTAGA